CGGTATCGCTGGTATCCCTGCTTACGACAATACTGTCAACGGCTTTGTGGAGACTTGGTATGACCAGTCAGGTAACGGCAATAATGCTACTCAGTTGACTGCTAGTCAGCAGCCTAAGATTGTTGATGCTGGTGTTCTGGTTACTGACCGTGACGGCAAGGTGGCACTGAATGGTAAAGGTGCTAAGTTAGATCTTCCAAACGATATCCCTATGTTATCAGCGGATGGAACTTACTCACTGTTTGCTGTTGTTGACTTTGATGACCAACGGAATGGCAATGATGAATTTAATAATATCCTTCGGTTTGATTCAAAAACCTTTGGTGGAGCATCGTCTCTAAGAAAACCCCTTATCTTCTTAAATCAAAATAACGGAACTCTTTCGTCCACTGGCCCTAGCTACCCTTTGGGAGGCGTAATATATACTGTTGCGGAAACGCTCAGCGTTCAACTTCTTACAAATATAGCTAACCCAGCTCTTTTGACTGGAAATGATACACTTTATGCAGATGGGGTTCTAGTTTCTTCCTCCGATCTCGCAACAGATGTAAACACAGAAACTCGATTACAAATTGATTCGCAGATATTTGACAACCAAGAAACAACGGTAACACATTTCTTATCCGAAGTAATCTACTACCCCTCCGACGAGTCAGCCAACCGTCCTGCTATTGAAGACAATATTGATAATCACTACGGAATTACTCCTGCTTTCTCGGCAGAGGCAACAAACTACTTCAGCCGCTTGGACGCAGCAGGTGACACTACCTACGTTGACTACAAGCAGCCACTAGCTAATTACATTGACAGTCTAGTATCGCTGGGCGGTGCTTACTGGGACGATATGAAGTCTGCTGCATCCTTTGTGGGCGTAGGGATACAGGGTGTTACGGTTCCTCTACGTGACGGAATGACTGTCCCTACTAACAACAACTTTGTTGCGGGTGATTTGGATCAGTTGACTGGTTTGAAGGGTGATGCTTCGACGAAGTATTTGAGTACTGGAGTAAATGAGGGATCATTATCCATAAACGACTCTTCCATATCTGTATACCTAACGACAGATCGTGACGTAACTACCACTTCATCATACATTGGCGGAACTATTGGAGTTTTTGCCATTGTAGATAATGCGACTGGATTTAGGTCAAGGCATATGAGTTCGTCACTGAAGACTAATGGAACATCAACTGCTGTTGGTGGAATTATTGGCATATCTCGTGACAATTCCAGTGATTACGATTGGCGTGACGTAGACGCAAATGGAACAAATATTGATCCATCAACAGCTCAGGGCAATATCGACGTTGAAGTGTTTGCATCTAATGGTGGAAATTTTCTTTGCTCGGCTCGCCTAGCCACATACCACGCTGGCCCTGCACTTAACCTCGCTACCTTAGAGGGCTTGCAAGACACCCTAATCACAGAAATCGCAGCAATTTAATTATGACCCCATCAGAATACCTAGAGACTAATCCTACGGCTGAAGAACACAGCTACAACTATCTTCTGATTCCAGCAGAACTGCGGGACTCAATGATCGCAAAGCAGGACACCCTGACTACTAGCAATCATATCAGCCCAGTGCTGTTGATTGACGGACGCTACGGTGCTTGCTGTGACCTTTACACAGAGGTCGGCGCAGGCGGTATCTACCACGAACTGTGGGAGATGCTTGACGAAGCTAAACTGGAAGAATGCGAAATCGTAGACAAAGCTGCATTCCTAGCACTGCTACCACCTGAACCAGAAGAGGAAGCATAATGCTATATTTAATATACGAAACTAAAGAAGCCGCCATTGATCGTGCAGATGAGGAAGGCAAGTACATTGGCTTTAACTACTGGATTGAGGACAACGGTCAAGGGACACGGTGGCTCACGTACCCCAATGAAACCATTGAGTACAAGTGGGCATTGGAAGTAACTGACTACAACTTAACTGCAGCAGAACAAGCAGCCACTGTCAGCTCTTACGTACCTCTACCAGAACCAATTGAAGCATAATGCACGACATTCTTTACAAATCAACCATCGGCACAGGGGGCTTTGTCGCTACCATCGAACTGGGGCATATTAACGAACTTCTAGGACTAGTTGTGGGTCTTGCTACTCTAGTCTATATGACTGCATCCGCAATCAAAGTAATCAAGGAACTTAACAATAAATAATTATGTCATACGCAGAGATCACCTTCACAGACAAAGTCGAGAACGGCGGAACAACGGTTGACGGACTCGTCGGTTCGGCCGACCTCAACGAGATCAAGTCGGTGGTCAACGCCAACAGTGCTGACGCTGACGCACGACTCGATGTGGTTCAGGGATACGTGACAACTCAAGAATCCTATGCTGAAATCTCAGCAGATGGCCCCATCTCGGCACGAGTAACTGCGGTTGATTTGCCAGCGGGGAGCGTTACGGTATCACTACCTTCAGCGGCTAGTGTCGCCAAGCAATTTTTTACAGTAAAGCGCGTAACCAACGGGGTTAATGTGCTGACAATCACATCGGCTGAATTGATTGATTCCGTCTCCAATGACATTGTACTAGGGATTGTCCACGAATCCATTACCTTTTACAGTGACGGGGTTAACTACATTATCACGGAAAGAAATACGTCTGCTTATGCTTCTATATCGACACTTACACAAACAGTCTTTGCGTCATCTACTAGCCCTCAGAAACTGACTACTTGGGACACTAATGTTATCAGCACTGCTGGCCGCATAACCGCCGACGAAGCTAACAACAGGGTAGATGTGATTTATGCTTCTGGCGATGCCTTTGATCGCCTGAAAATATCAGCAGAGTTGAGCATGGAGTTTAGCTCAAATGTTATTGCAAGTTTCCAAATTTATTACGGCGGGTCTCCTGTTGGTCATCCGTTTTCAATCAATGGACTTGGGCCATCAAAGCCGACAACTATTCCAATCCAAGCCATCCATAGCGCGACAGGTGTTGGTTCTATAGAAATCTGGGTGTCAACTGACTCAGCTACAAACATCACATTCGACAACGCTTCGATGTATGTTGAATCACTTTCCGATTAATCCATGGCTTACAGTAAAACAACCAAGAAAGCGGTAAAGAAAGTCGCTAAGAAGAAGGTCACTAAGAAGCCCGTGAAGGCTCCCGTGGAGAAAAAGGGTAAGGACACCCCTGTAGAACCCTCAAAGCCCGTTAAGACCCCTTCAGAGCCCAAGAAACGCTATAAGGCTCGCCCTAAGGCACTGTCCCCAGTGGACAACCGAAAGGTTCCTAGCTCCTACGCCAAGAGTAAGTCATCTAAGCGCCAGCCTAACATCATTGGGTAAATCAATGACCAGAACAAAGGCCCAGCTCATCTTCTTCCTAGCGGTTGCAACGATTCTGTTCCTGTCAGGGTGCGCATATAGAGGTGATGTTTTCCTCTACTCTCCACAAGGGGCTGGCAACGTCATAGAAAAGGCTGTCTCGACAGACGCTGCATTTGATGTTCCACTACTCCCATGAGCGCACATTTCTTCAACGAACTGGACGCCTCTATTTCTCACAAGCTAGAGGGAGGAGACTATATCCGCACAGTAACTCTTAATGAGGCGCTCGTCTTCTACACCGATAGCGGTGACGAAATTGAAGTTCCAGCAGGATTTGAGAGTGACGGGGCAAGTGTCCCCAAGGCATTCTGGTCAAGGTTCCCACCTTTCGGTAAATACCTAGCCGCTGCAATCGTCCACGACCTCCTGTGCGTCCAAGGACACAAGGGCGAGTGCGTGTACGACTCTACAGAGGCCGCTGACATCTTTAAGCAGGCAATGCTCGTCTGTGGCGTCGGTAAGTTCAAGGCTTGGAAGATGCACTTCGCGGTCAGGTGGTTCGGGCCGAGATGGCACAAAAAAGCCAGCCCCGAAGGACTGGCTGAGGAGCTTTAAGCGTCCGTCATCGTCTGATGCGTCACCTCGAAGTTAATCTGGGCGGTGGCTAGGATACCGTTGCGGCACTTAACCTGCTGAACTGTTTGATAATACACTGACTCGCCATCCTCCTGCACCTGACCGCTCTTGTTGCGCTCTGGTCGCTCCAGTCTCCAGAAGATCGTAGCGTCATTGAAGATCGCACGTGACTCTCTGGCTTGGCCATCCTCATTGAGCTGAGTGCCGCTAAATGCAACACACTTGAGGCTCTTCTGTAGGCGCTGGATGCCACCTGACATGGCGGCCACCTCTGTCTCACGGTTGCCCTTAGTCTTACCCGATGAATCCATGATCTGGATGTAGTCAACGCATAGGATGTCAATCTTGCCACACTTCGCAGCGATCTCACGGCAGCGTGTCTGCACACCTTCAAGGGACTCAGGCGAGTCGAATAGGAACAGGCGCTTGTCGGTCTCTTCCTTGAGCATATTCAAGCACCTGAGGTATAGGGTCTGCTTCTTACCGTCAACAGTGTTGAGGGGCTGGCGTGTGTTGATCTTAGCGTAGGAGCAGGCTGTGTTGTGCCAGAAGTCTTCCTTAGAGGACTCAAGCAGGAACGCAGCGATGACCCAGTCCTTGTGCTTGAATAGGTTGTGGACGATGATCTGACGTTTTAACGCTGACTTACCACGTGAGGATGGGGCCGCGATGATGATGTTGTTGTCCTTCCGACGGCGGTCGATGTAGCCGAGGGTCTCGTCAAGCTGCTTCATGCCAGTGTGGATACGAAACTCCTCAGGGATACGTTCTTCCTCGCCAGACAGCTCCTTCATCTTCTGACCAATGAAGTCCACGATCTCCTCTTTGGCCGTCTTATCGTCGTCCGCAAGCGTGAGGGTAGATATCTCGTTCATCGGCTCAGAGATGGCCGATTTGATGTCCTCAGAGGACGCTAAGGGCTTCTGTAGGTTCTCAAGCATACTGCGGGTGGCGTGAATCATCTTACGCTGTAAGAACAGGTTCTTCACGTTGCGCAGGGCCGATACCCATGTGGCCGTGTAGACCATTGGCAACGCCATGAGCATCGACATCGCTGTGTCCACATCCATGCGGGCCTTGGCCATGTTAGCCTGAAGGACTGGCAGCACAGACAGCTCTTCGATATCT